GAGCAACGGTGACTGGAATATCTATAAAATTAGTACAAGCTCCTGTAGAAACAACTCTTACAGAAGTTGTACCATCTGGGACTGTAACTGATATTCCTGTAGAGATAGCTCCAGATGTAGCTGTTCCTACAGGCAATGAGTAGTTCAGATTTGAAAAGATTGTAAAAGGACCTGCGTTAGTTCCAACGGTTGTTAATTGTACAAATATTGTCATATTGGTTTGGTTTTAAGATTATATAGTTACAAGATCTACTTTTCTCCAACCATTGTTTGGAGCCCCTAAGGCAGTCTTTACAACAATTGAATTAGAACTTTGCAAATATACCATTTCTCCAGTTACAGCATTTGCTGGTAAATCTCCCAAGGTTGCAATTATTGCAAGTCTAAATCCTCTTGTAGATGTTCCTTGATCAATTAGTCCTGTTACAACCGTTGATGTTGCACTTATCTGAATTAATCCTTTTTGATAAGTGTCTACATTTAAAGGATCTGCCCCCTCTGATGTAGTGATGAAAGAAGTTCTATCATCTCTATCTATAATTGGAAAATCTCCATCTACAGTTGATGTAATCCAAAGATTAGGTGCCCCACTTGTATATGTAAACACCCAGCCGCTTGTATATGGGGTCCCACTTATTGTAGTTGCGGTGATTCCGTTAAAGTCATCTATACCATCTAGAATTCTTAGTGTGTATGTGTTTCCAACAACCCATCCTGGGAAAGTGACACCAAATGAGTTTGGTGAACTTGGATTTGTCCATGTATCAGCCCATGTAGACTTTCCAACTCTTTCATCAAGATAGTGTGCCTGTACAGCAGATTCTCTATTTGTTGCTTGTAAGTTGTCTGCAATTTGAAAAGGAACTCCAGCAGGATAGTTTCCAGCATATTTTGTAACAATCCAAGGATGGTCTGCCAACCAGTTTTCCCAAGCTCTGTATGCAGGATTGTGAGTAGAATTATACAAGTAGTTTGTTGTCCACATAGAATTAGATGCCTTTGTGGAAATTATTCTAGATCTAGAACCATTATTAGTTGGAACATTTGGAGTTCCTACTATAGTATCATATGTGTCAAATGACACACTAGATCTAGTTAACGTACTTTCAGATCTATTTGTAGTATTTGTATTATTGAATATGGTTAGAAAATTATCTCCTAAAGGAATCGATGTATTTTCTATAAGGGTTCCTCCAAGCTTAATGTTATTTCCAGTTTTTGTCAATCCATTTGTTGCAGAGATTGCTGAGATGACAGCATTCTGAACAGTAGTTGTCAATGAGCTAACTGTGCTTAATGTAAGTGTACCGCTTGAATTAGCAGACAAATAGTGTGTAGGAGATGTTGCTGTTTGTAAACCACCAATAGTCAATGTTTCAGTTGCTCCAGTAAGGATTGTTGTTGCTGTGTTTAAGCTACCACCAAGACCAATCACTCCTCCTGTATTTGTCAAACCATTTCCTGCTCCAGATACAGACCCTGCTTTTTCTACAAGGTCATTGTTTGTAATTCCGTCTTTATACCAATATTCTATAACTGGTCCAAAGTTTACTGTAAGTCCAACCGTAAGACCTTTATATCTTTCTCCAGCAACTGTAGCAGCATTTGCAACACTTATTGCATTAGAAATACTTGTACCATTGTAAGTACCATATCTCCTATCTACTGGTTTAGTTGCACTAACATTTAAATTATCATTAAAAGTAATTGCCATTGTATGTTATATTTTGTTGATTGTTAAACTCCTGCTATGGTTCTCCAAGTTGTACCATTGTAAAACTTGAGTGTATTATCTGCAGAACTGTAGTAAATATCCCCTGCACTTGGAGAACTTGGAGCGGTTGCTCTAGGATCAAGTCTCATTACGTCGTTAATGTGTAAAGATCTCTGAGGATTTGCATTATTGATACCTACATTACCATTTGCAAGAATTGTAAGAGGCTCATTCAAACTTGCATTAACTACGCTTAAAAGTTTTCCACTAGTTTGAGAAGTGTTATTTCTTAATGTAATTCCTGCACTCGTAGAAAATGCTTGTAAAGTAACTCCTCCAGTATCATTCCTCAAAGTTACTGCAGAACCTGCTGTATTTTTAAATTCGAAAGAACCAGTGGCTGCTGAAAAACGTATAAATCCATTTGTAGACATTTGGAAACATCCTTGTGTTGCAGCTGTTCCAGAAGCATCTATTTTGATTTCACCTGTCTGAGCTATTCCTGTAGTACCTTTTCCTTGAAGTTTGATTGAATAACTATCGTTGTCTGCAGGGACACCGATTTCTCCTAACAATAGATTACCATTCACTTGGAGCTTTTCTGTAGGGGTGATTGTTCCAATTCCTACATAGGTTCCATCATCAAAGATTTGACTATTTCCTAATGAGAGAGAGCCTGTAGCTGTCCATTTAGGAATTCTGTTAAGTGTTCCTGTTGGGAGAGTTGTTCTAGATAGAGCTCCTACAGCTGATGCAATAATGAGTCCGTTTCCAACTCCTGCAAGATTTGGACTAGAGAATCCTGCAGCATCAACTACACCGTTTGGTACAGAAACCTCTCCATCTACATATAATTTAATTGCAGAAGCTAAAGACAAAGTAGACGGATCTGCATTAATAATAAGTCTTGGATAGGCTGTATTTAAACTTCCTGTTCCAGAAGCTTGAAGAGAAACTGTACCATCTCCCCAAATTTTAAGAATGTCTGTAACTGCTTCTAGAACAGATCCAGCCAAATCTCTATACAAAAAGTTGTTTGTTACTATAGATAAAAGTGCACTTGTGCTATTTACGAATGTTGCTTGGTGAGAAATGTAATATCCTGCACCAGTTGTATATTCCTCATTACCAAGGAATATAGAAGAACTTGATGATCCTGGAGTATTTCCTGTACAATATACACCAACTCCTGCATTAGATGTAGCATCAGAAACCACAAGAGTTTCGTAAGGATAACTCATGTTTAAAGGATAACCTATACCAATCTGCACACCATATTTACCAGCAGATAGTTTTGTGCCATCATTGAATATACCAATAGAGGTGTTAGAACCATTATTTGTTATGTCAGAATCAACAATCGCTGTACCTGATGGACTATCCCACATTGTTAGTTTAAATGGAGTACCACTACCTACAGAACTAGGGAGAGTGATTTCTCCAGATGAATCTGCAAAGTTTCCATTTACAGATAGTGCTAGTGTTTTGAAAGCAGATGGTGGAGACGGTAAGTACATTATCTGATTTCCAGGCTGTGCCTGAAGTGTACTTGTATATCCAGAACCGTTAAATGTAATTCGAGTAGCTTCGTATGTTGTATAATTTGTCCCAACTTGAACGCTAATTCTATCATTAGTTCCTAAGTAAACACTTCTAGATGTTCCAAAATCAAAAAGTGCAATTTCTCCAGGATTAACTGTACTATACTTTGTAACTGCAGTATTTTGTACAATTATGTTAGTATCTGTAGAAATATTAGCTCCTACTGCTGAAGACACCACTTGTTGTAATGTAGGAACAGAGGGAGTGAATGTTGTAAGGTATTCTGTGAGAGCTTTTACAGAGGGGTATTTAGTTGGGCTAGTTGGGTCACTTGTAATGCCAGTTCCATCTAAAACTCTATTTGCTGAATCCTCTGGAATATATCCAAGACCAGCATCTAGAATATCCCAATCTGTAGCAGTTGTTGGAGAAGGTGAATCTACAAGAGCTCTTACGCTAGTTCCAATTTGAACAGAAGAAGTTCCTAAATAGCCAGTCGTTTGTCCAGGAGCAAAGTTGATGAACCAAAGATCTCCTTTCATTATTGCTCCAGCAGTTCCAGACCCACCTGTTGAAGGATATATCCCTGGGGATGTTGATGATGGTATGAAATTACCTCTATCATTTATGACACTAACAAGAAAACTATCTACATAAGTTTTAACTGCAGGTACATTTGGATACTTTACAGCATTTGATGCATCAGTTATAATATTTGTAGAAAGATTTGCTGTGGTTTGTACAACAACAGGATCTATTGCTACTGTAGGATTTGTAGCACTTCCTGAAACAGCTATACCAGAGCCTGCTGTAATTCCAGTGAGATTACCACTTGCTGTCTTTGCAACAAAGTCTCCATCTAAAATACCATCGTTAAACCAGTATTCTACAACAGGGTTTGTACCAATCCCAACTGTCAAGCCAATATATCTTTGTCCAGCAGGAATTGCAGCAAGAGCTGCTGATGTATTAGCAAATGGACCAAATCTATTGTCTACTGGTTTTTGAGCACTTATACTTATATTATCATTAAATGTAATAGCCATGTTATAGAGTTGATTTTAAGGTTGTCCTGCAATCGATGTGTTTTGGAATCTTATACTGTTCATAGCTGTCACATAGCTTGTAATGTAGAACTTATAAGAAACGTTTGCCCAAAGAGGAGATCCTCCTGGTGCTGTTACATTTTGTGTATAAGGTGATCCAAAGAACGGTCCCCCAGGATTTGTAAAGTTACCATTATTGTTAGGAGTATTGGTATCTTGCCAAGAGAGTTTTGTGTTATCTGGAGTTGTTGATACAGGAATTGCTATCCAGTTCCACTTCTGCGTGGATCCATTATTGAAATTCACTGTAACATTTCCTAGTGAGCCAGCCAAAACTTTGTTTACTCCAGGATCGTTAGCTTGAATAAGGCCAGCAAGTACACCTGCTGTAGGTTGAGATCCTCCTGTTATAGATCCAAAGTAGTATGGATATGTTGCTGTGAAGGTTGTTTCAGGTGTCATAATACTTCCAGATGCTTGTGGGGTATTTACTGTATTTCCAGGAGTTCTTGTATCATCATTATTGTAACTGTCTTTTTTAGGAAGACCTGCACCATACAATCCTGTTACTCTAATTCCAATTGTTGTTTCAATTTTTCCAGATAGAGGCTGAGCAACTACGTAGTTTTGAGTAAATGTACCTGCATAGGTAAAGTTAGGATTATTAGGATCGGCAAATCCAAACTGTGTTGGAAGAGGGGTTGCTGTTCCAGATTGAACTGCTGTAGATGAAGCCTGAAAAACTGTTCCATTTACATTCCTATCAAATATAAATGTTGTAAACGCTCCTGCATTATTCTTTGTTGCTTCTCCTGTAGCATTAATTGAAATCGAGCTACCAATCTCCAAATATGTAGCTGGGTTTGCTGGAGAGTTGATTCTAAGGCTAACTGTAGGAAGTGTGTATGTAGGAAGTTGAAGAGGGAATAATATGTAATTCAGCACTTCAACAAGAGTTTTTTGTTTCCACCAGCCAGCAGGTTGAGGATCAGCTCCACCAACTTGAACAGATTGTACCACATCTGGAACAAGAGTGTTGTATAATGTAGAGAGATTTGTTTGTTCTGCATTTGTCCAAACAAGACCTACATTATCTTCAAGAGTGATTGTTTGTCCAAGTGAAGACGCTGCATATTTTCTAACAACTCCTGTAGAAGAGACTACAAGAAGATAGTCTGGGCTTGGGTCATCTTGCAATCCTACAATTGACAGAGGATAGTTATTTGTTGTGATGACCGTAGATTTAACTAGTGGACCACCAAGTTGAATATTATCTCCTGTTTTTGTAAGACCGTTATCAGCTGAAATGTTAACTTGAATGTTAGTGATCTCGTTATCAATTTTTTGAAGAGCAAGACACAATGTATCAAGATTATCAATCCCTGTATTAGGGAGAGCTGGACCGCAATACAATATACTATCGCAACACTTACTGTTTGCTGTAACGCAAGGATCTACCACAGTAGTTGTATTATAACAGGGATTTCCTGGAAGACAAGACATGTGTTAATTTATTTAAAGATTATGGAATGTACATGATATAATAACAACCAATTCCTGGTTGGTAGTTGCTATGAGGAGCATTTCCTCCATCAGGAGCGTTTGTTACAGAAACGGTAATTCCTGTAGTAGAGGAAGAAGTGTTAACATTAAAAAAACTTCTTAATCCAGAAGTGTCTTGACCACTAGTTGTAGTACCAACACCATCTTGTTGATAGGTGTGGCTGTGTCCAGGATCTGTTAAAGTTGCAGTAGCAGCGTGTGTATGTGAAGGCATTTCATTGCGAGAGAGCTGGACTGTGTTAGTTCCAACTATCCCTGCATTATATGTATATGTTGGATTTCCTGGGGAAGTTGGATTTACTAATGGATTCATTGGATTTCCCAACATTGTACCATCTGTAACACCAACTGCTACAACACCACGTTTGTCTGGTGTTCCATTTAAGCCATTACAAAGATAGATTTTTTCCCAGATTGTTCCTGATATACCAGCTCCAGTGTTATCGAAGTTGTTTAAGATTCCAGGAATTGGGTAGAATTCCATAGCTACGTATGGAACCATCTTTGTGTAATACTTATCTGAAGTTTGTTGACCTTGTAGATATTGTGCAATCAGAGTATCAAGATCTGCAATCTTAACATATGTATCTCCAATGCTAGCAACAAATCCACAGAACGATGTAATCATGTTCTGGAGAACCTCATGTGTCGTAGATGTAGAATCTAAACCTTCTAGACAACTAGGAATTGCATAAGGAGCATTTATCTCATCTATAGCAGTTACAAGACCTGAAACATTCTCACTTACACTAATAATTTGAGCTTGAAGAGAACAAACTGATTTAATCAATGCGTTGAACAGATCAAGTGCAGTGAGATCTCCACAAGTTGGTAGATTACTACTAACAAGTTGACAAATAATGTTTTGATCAATTGTAAGTTTGATTCCTGTTCCATCCAATGTAGAAACAAGAAATTCTGTTATTGCCTGTTCTACATAAGAAAGAGAATCTCCTGTTTTTATCCCAAGGACAGGAATATCAACTCCTGTATATTTTATGCACTGATCTGATACGATTTGTGTGCAACCATTGTAGCAATTTGAGCAGCTCATTTATCTATTTTTTAAAAGTTTAATTCTACTTGCGATCATATTTATTGAATAGTCTCCTGCATAATCGCAATTGCAGAGCTTGTATGTTAATATTCTCTTGTAGTTCAGAAGGTCCATCATCACCTCACCATTGAAGGGCTTGTTAAGAGAGAATATAACATTGTTGTATTCTGTCTTTGCAAGCTTTGCAAGTTTCTCATCAATCTCGCACAATAGGCTAGAGATGTTAGAACAAGCTAAACATTCTGAAAGTCTGGGTGATAGCATTTTTAATTCGTTTTGTTCCTTTAGAAGCAGTTGCATGACATGCTGCACAAAGGCCATTGATCAATTGACATCCGCAGCCAAATTTAGCTCCGCAGTTTCTACACTGTGCCATATATTAATAAAAGTTGGTTACATAGTTGTTTCCTGAACAATTACATCCACCATTGATAAAATTGTTCAGCATTTTATCAGCCTGATTATAAAGCTTGTTAGCTTCCATAACAGCGCAGTTATTTGCAGCAGCAACTGCTCCTTGTATGAAGAAGTAGATACTGTTCAATGTTACTTTTGCTTGGGTTTTGATAGCTTTGTCACACTCCATCATATCAAGTCTCATGAATGCAGAATCAAACTTCTCTTGAAGCTGGTCAACACGCATGATAGATTTCTCCACAAAGTTAATGTAAGAAGGAGCTACACTGTACTTTAAAAAATAAACTCCGTCTGGAATAGGAATTATTGCATCTGTAGCACCTGTTATTCCTAGAGAGGTAGAATTAAATACGTTTGTTGTATTTATTGTGAACGGAAGCACTGCTTTACCAAACCCATTAGGAATAGTAATCTCAATTGTTGGAGCAGATGGTGTGACATTATAAGTTGATATGTCTTTGATAGACAACAACTTAGTGTCATATGTAGGAACAACAATTATGTCTAAATTATAATCTGCCATCGTGTTTAAAATAATTATGCCAGAGGATTTTGAGAATATCCTCTCTCGACCCTCTGGCATAGGTTATATGATCTCTACTTTTATCTTACGGGATCAAAGTAGTAGTTGTTGAGGTTGTAGGCCATACAGTGGTTGTAGTAGATGTAGTTGTAATACATGTATTATCGTAACCAACTGCACCCAAAGCAGCTTCAAGAATTGCATTTACAGATGTACTAAGAGCACCTGTAGGAACAGCAACAATAACCATTGAATCTTCTTTGATGTAGTCACCCCAGCTGTAAGTAGATTTGTCATACTCGTTGAACTTGATGTAGTAAGTATCGTAGGTAGTACCATCAGATACCCAGCTTTCGAAGTTCTCGTTATAACCAACCATTCTGTACAGATGCTTCAAGTAACCAGCTTGGTAGCTGTAGTAGTTCTTCTCCAATTGAATAATCTCTGCAGATGTACCAGTTGGATAAGAAGAACGTTGAGTGATTGTAGCATCAGCAACAATGTTACAGTTATCAGCTACGATGAAGTCAGCTGTGGTAGCTGGACCGCTGTACACGAATGTACGGAACCACATTCTGTCATATTCGTAAGGGAACGCTGCAACATCACAAGGTTGTCCGTAGGTAGTCAGAGCTTTACCAGAGATAACCAATTGAGCATTTGCGTCATTACCAACTCTTTGGAATTGGAAGAATTTGTTCAAGCTGATGTTGTCTGGGTTGATACCAGGAGCTTGTTGTTGCAATTTCAAAATGAAAGCATCAATCAAAGCAGGAACATCAACAGTTGTGCAAGGATCACCACCGCAATCGCAGCAAGGAGCTTGAACAGTTACAGAACGTGTCAAACCATTGAAATACAGAGTGTCAATGTAGCTAGAGTGAGCACGCAAAGTCAAGGTGACAATATCACCACATTTTACGTTCCATCCGTCTACTTTAGTTACTTGGTTTGCAGGTGTAGGGCAACCATCAACTTTGTACCATTCGGTAACATTACTTGAGGTAGGCTTAACTGTAATGGTTTGAGCATTACCTGTCAAACTGAAGCTTTGTAAAGCACCAGAAATCTTGTCAGAACGCTTAGAACCTTGCAGATAAGTGTTTGTTCTACCTTGAGCAACGTAGAAATAAGGAGATGAAGCAATGTTACCAGCAGTAGCAACAGTGTAATCAGCTTTAAAGAAACCCACTTGACCAGGAGTCAAGTCTTGTGTAGAACCAGCACTAGCAATTGATGAGCCAACTGGAACTACAAAGAGCGTAGTTAATGAAAAATCAGCCATTGTTTATTTATTTAAAATGTGAAAAAACTTATTCGTTTGTTTGTATTCTCATCTGAGAGCTTTGTACAGCAGCCTGATTTTCCGTGTACATTGCTAGATTTTGAACTGTAAGATCTAGAAGTTCATCCTCCAGATAGGTCTCTAGTTCACAATCTTGGTCTACAGATGGTGTTCCGTCAAACTTGACATATCCTTCTTTATCAATGTAAACAGGATATCTCATGTAAGCGATACAAACTTTAGTTGGTGTGAACGTACCATCTGTGAAGATTGATATCTCATCAGACGATAAGAAGTTGAAGGTTTCTTGATATTCAAACGATGGTTTGTAGTGGTCATTGTTTAAGATGAGCTGCAAGTCACCATGTTTGGCAAGATCTCTATTGATCCAGATCTTTCTATTTTTACATCTTCCTTTATCAGCAAGTACATAGCTATCAATATAGAACATGTACTTCGGAGAAAGTGCATTCAACCTAGCAAACCATTGATTTAACTCCTTATTCTTAACTTTCAGGGAAAGTGGTTGGTTATTATATCCAACTATCAAACTCTGAAGGTCTTCATAACGTTTCTTAAAAGAATCTAGTCCAAGACCACTCGATGTACTAAACCCATCAACCTTTTGTTTGATAAGCTTAATCTGAGCTTCGTTAAGAGCTAAAATCTTATCTTCTAACTGGATCTGCTGATGTTCATTAGTAGATAGTTTATTTAGTCTTTGATCGATCTTGTACAATAAACTATCTACAGGTATCATACAGCAGCAAGTTTCTTAGTTTTCAATTTTTGTTCAAGTACGATGAGATCTTCTTGATTGTCATCATCTGCAAGATATTTAATCAAGTCTTCCTCATCTTTAGCAACCTCAAACTCTCCCTCATAAACTTTACCACTAGGCTTAACTCTATAGATGGAGTGAATGATTGCTTGTTTAACCAAGTCTTTAATATGGAGCAAGTTTTCCTTCATATCAGCAAATCTATTAAACACTTCAATAGGATTCAGACCCTGGAATGAACCAGTTTTGAATTCTGTTTGCTTCAAGATATTATCTACTTGATTATACACAACTTCTTCTTTTGTGTCGTCTGTAACAGGAAGTCCCAACAGACGAGCTACTTTCTTTCTCTTCTCAGGAGTCATTTGTTCAAATTTCAGAATAGCTTTGTTGATAAGCTGTTTCTTCTTGAACATCACTGCGTTTTCAATCTCATCATCTACAACAT